TCATTGAAGAGTTGTCCAGTTTGCTGGTAATTCAGCCCTTTGGTGACAACTTTAAACCCAAACATTTGATCTATTGCCTCATATATACTATGTTCCGCTGCTTTAACGTAGCAGCCAGTCGCTAGCAGGAACCTAGGGGACGGAGGCGATATCATTCGGGGGATTTTCACTTTTACAGGATCACTTAGCATCTTCTCGTATTTAATAAATGCTTTGATGGTCGCATCTTTTGGAGTCAACGATTTGAGCGTTAAGCTTCTAAAAGCATTTTCGTAGATACTACGCTTCTGGCCACTATACAGTTTAGGAAATTCTTCCATCACGATAGGGGCGAGCGTGGGTAGCGTCTTCTTTAATGCGTTCAAAGCAGGGTCTAATGCTAGAGAGTGTCCTGGGGGTGGTCTGGTTTTGCCAATTGGTACGATCTTCCCACTTACTTCCGCGCTCAAAACACGGTAAGCAGCTGCCAACTGAGCGTTGTGCAGAGAGGCGTTATGACAAAATACGTGCTTCGACCCAGCCACCCTGGTCAGATAGGTCATCTTACGCACGCGAACAGGGCACCCATTCCGGAATATACGGATTCCTAAGTCAACGTTGGGAATTTTCTTCCTCAATTCATCAACTCCGTATACCCCGGCTGGGCACCCCTAGTGGTCAATGGACGTCCGCCCTCTCTCCTTCCCAAGGAAGGAGGTTGGAGCAAGGCGGTTCCACCATGTATCTCTATCAACACGGCGGGTGTTGTACTGCCGAATAGCTAATAAACTAGCTGCTGCATTTTCAATATCCAACTGCTCTTGTTCAGCTTCAGATGGAACGAACATAAATGCAACAACCAGAGGTACATACTTCGCTATATCACAGTTACGAATATTATGTGACCGCATAATATCCATAGCCTTCCGGTTAATAGCTGCACGATTCGCAGCATTATCAACCAGGAGAGAAAAGGGAAACTCAGGTTTCAACTCGTCGACTACGCTACGCACAAAGCTCCCTTTCATGTGTCTTGGAACTTTATTAATACGTTTGTCAACGCGAACCGTTGTTAAGGAATCATCTTCCACAACCTTGATCGTGATGTCGTCCACGGTGGGCGCATCTTGGATAGTGGGGATGGTGGCGGCTAGGTTGTGTGCCTGGTCTGCCACAACAACACGAGGAGTAATGAACTTGGTCATAAACCATTTTAAGAAAACCAGGATGTGGGATTTGCATCCTGAGAGTCGACGTAGGATATGGAGTAAGAGTCTTAAAAGTGGAGTAAGTTTTCGGGTAATCAACCCACCATAGTTTAGTGCTGCCATAGTGTGTAATAGTTCTCTAT